AAGGTAACCCACCAGGTGGTAATGGAGGCCAAGGTGGCGGCGGTTCTGGAACAAATAGTCCTAACAGACCAGGTGCTCAACCAGGAACCAGTGGACAAGCAAACACTGGTGGCGGTGGCGGCGGTGGAGGTTTTACACCTCACGTTTCAATTCCAGGCGGTAGCGGTGGATCAGGTATTGTAGTTATAAGATATAGATATCAATAATTTTGTTTTATATTTTTATAAACCAAATTATTAAAAGATATGCAATCTAAAGAAATAATATTAACTGAACAAAAAGTAATAGTTGGAGATATTAGAACTCAATACTCAAATATTGATTCAGATAAAATAAGCGAAAGTCTTAGAAAAGATTTAGAAAAAACAACTTTTGGTATTTCTAATAAATTTTATGACATCAATTTGTCTTATCATGGTCAACACTCATGGATCTATGATTTAATTCAACAACAAATTTATGCTTATCATAATATTAATTATAAAAACATAAACTGTTGGGGAAATTTAGAAACATTTAATGAATCATCTATAACAAGAAATAATTTATTTCTCGAAGATGTACACAATCAACCCTGGTTTACTTTAATATATATTTTAAAAGCTGGAGAAAATCCTGGACAATTAATTTTAAAATATCAAAAACCAACTCAAAGATATTTTTACCAAAATTTAAATGTGCAAGAAGGAAATTTTTATTTATTTAATTCAAATATAGATTACTTCTTTTCAAAAAACTTAGATAAAAAAGACAGAGAATATATTACTTGGACTTGTCTTAAATAGATAAATGATCCTTCAATATTCGTATTATTATTATACAAAAGCTATTCCCGAAAAAATTTGCGATAATTTAATAAAAAAATATACAAATTTTAAATCAAAAAAAGGAACTGTAAAAGGACCTGATAGTAAAATCAGGAACTCTAATGTTGTTTTTTCTCATGATCCCGAACTTTATGAAATGATACATCCTTTTGTAGATCAAGCAAATTTTAATGCTGGATGGAATTTTGATATTGATTATACTGAAACTGTTCAATTTACTAAATATAATTTAAATCAATACTATAATTGGCATCAAGACGGTTCATATGAAACTTATCCTAATGATCACCAATACGAACAATACAGAGGAAAGTATAGAAAACTAAGTACAGTCATATCACTTACAGATGGCTCTGAATATACAGGTGGAGATTTTCAAGTAGATTTAAGAGATAAAGGAGCTAAAGGAGATAAAGATATTAAAAATGCTAAAAATGTAATTACTGTGAAAGAACTAAGACAAAAAGGAACTGTTTTAATAATGCCTTCTTTTCTTTGGCACAGAGTAACACCAGTTACAAAAGGAAAAAGATTTAGTTTAGTTGCTTGGTCAATAGGAAAACCATGGAGATAAAATGACTGAGTTTGATAAAAAAGGATATGTTGTTGTTAAGAAAGCAGTTACTAAAGCAACCTCAAGATTTTTATATAATTATTTAATATTGAGGAGAGAAGTATCTAAATTTTTAATGTACAATGATTATCCTCATATGACTTTTGAAACATATGGTGGTTTTGAAGGAGAAGGTGATATGATACCTGATACCTATAGTACATACGCAGATATTGCAATGGAAACATTGTTGCTTGCAACTCAACCAATTGTTGAAAAAAAACTTAAAGTTAAATTATATCCTAACTATTCTTATGCAAGATTATATAAAAATGGTGATATTCTTAAAAGACACAAAGATAGATTTAGTTGTGAAATATCAACTACTATATTTTTAGGAGGAGGAGAATGGCCTATTTTCGTAGCTAAATCAAAAAAAGAAAATACTAAAGGTGCCAAAATTAATTTAAAACAAGGAGATATGTTAATTTATAAAGGTATGGATAGAGAACATTGGAGAGAAAAATTTAAAGGTGTTCAATCTGGTCAAGTTTTTTTACATTATAATAATGTTAACAGTGAAGGTGCAGAAGAAAATAAATATGATACAAGACCCTATGTCGGAATACCAGAATCATTTAAAAAATCTAAATAATATTTTTAAAAATTATTTAGAAGATATTGAATATCCTACTGAAAAAGAAAAAAATGAATTATGGAATATTTCTGGTATTCTTAAAAATAGATTAAATCAAAAATTAAAATTTGACACTCGGCCTATTCAAAGAGAAGGTTATAAAATAGGAAGCTTTAAGTCAAAAGCAGATAAAATGGTTTTTTATATTGATAAAAAATGGATCATAATTGATGTAGAAGAATTGAACACTTTTGTTAAAAAAAACAATTTAAAAGATATTAATATAGAAGAATTAATTAAAAAGTTAGATTGGAATATAATATTATGATGATTATAGATAATCATATAGAAGACGAGTGTCTTACAGAATTTTTTTTTGTAGAAGGAACTATTGATATCAATAGTGAATATTTTATAGAAAAAATTAAACAAGGTTTTCAAGAAGAAAGCAATATGGCATTTAAAACAAATGTTAGAGACCTTATGACTTCTTATACTTATTTTAATTATGATGACGAATTTTCTAAAGTGTTACAGAGTTTTATTAAATACATAGATGCTAGAATAAAGTTTAATAGATATGTTCTTCAAGATTCATGGGGTTACTGCATAAGAACTGGAGCTAAAACTATTATGCATACTCATAAACCTTCTATTTGGTCAGGCGTTATATATTTAAATGACCACCCACAAACCTTAGACTTTCCAGAAATAAAAAGAAAAATAAAACCAGAAAAAGGTAAGTTTGCTTTATTTTCTTCTTTTTTAAATCACGGTTGTAAAAAAAGTAAATCTAAAGATACTAAGTGGGGTTTAAGTTTTAATTTATCATCAGTTTTTGTAGGAGAACAAGTTGAAAGACAAGACTAACGTATTAGGAATACCTTTTTATAGATTTTATTATACTAAATCTAAAATAGATAAAATTAAAAAGATAATTGAATCTCAACCTTTTATTAAAAATCCTAACAACTTTATATGGGGATATACTACTGATAATGGTATGCAAAAAATGTTACATGATTTGCCTGAACTTAAAAGTTTTTTTGGTTGGTTACACGAGTGTTTGGAACACGTAGCAAAAGATTTAAAACTAAATGTTCCATTAATCATTAATAGCTCTTGGTGTAATATGAATGGTAAAGGTAATTCTTTTCATGGTCATACACACCCTAATGCTTTTATTAGTAGTAATTATTATGTTTCGGGTTGGAAAAAAGATCATACAGTTTGGCATTTAATAAACCCTTATTTTGATAATAATATTTTTCCTTTAAGTCCACAAGATTACACAAATCAAGAATATAATTTAAAACATTTAGAACCAACTGAACCAGGAAAATATATTGTTTTTCCTCCTAAAATTTATCACTATGCTGAACCTAATACTAAAGACGAAAATAGATATACTATAGCAGCTAATGCTTTTCCAAGTGGATTAATTTCTTGTGGTGGAGTTAATGAATTGAATATTAAAGTCGAAAATAAAAATGGAAAAACCACTTCTAACTGAAGAATTTTTATTATTTATAAATAAACTAAATATTAAAAATAAAACTTATTTAGAAATAGGATCAGGAAATTCTACAATTTATTTTTCTAAAAGATTTAAAAATATAACAAGTTTAGAGCATAATAAAAATTGGTTTGATAAATTAAATAAAAAAAATTTAAAAAATGTTTCATTACGTTTATATAACCCTGATAATTTACCAGACATACTTTTACAAGAATTAAGTAAAAAACCTGATTTTATAATGATAGATAATGATCCACGTGTTGTATCAAGATTAGATATTGCTAAGTTTATTCATAATAATAAAAAAAATGATTGCATAATATTATTAGATAATGGAACATGGAATTTAGATGCTTTTAGTTTTTTAAGAAAATATTATTATTGTTTAGATTTTATTGGAAAAAGATATGATGGAAATACATCAGTAACTTCTGTATTCTTTACAAATACAAATAAAGAAAAAGTGTATGAAAGTAAGTAAAAATTATTTAGATAATACAAGCTTTAGTAATATAAAAGAAACTTTATTATCACCTTATTTTCCTTGGTATTATAATGAAGGAGTGGTTAAAATTAATGATGGTCAATCTCAATTAGTACATACTTTTTTTGATAAAGATAATGGCTATATAAACTCTAATTATTTTCAAATAATTCAACCTATTTTAAATAAATTTAAAATTTTTACTTTACTAAGAATAAAAGCAAATTTAACTCTTAAAACTGATAACCATGTAGAATATGGATTTCATAATGATTATTCTAAAAATGATAATTGTAAAATAACTACAGCTATATTTTATGTAAATACAAATAATGGATATACAATTATAGAAGATAAAAAAGTCGTAAGTAAAGAAAATACATTTGTTGAATTTGATTCAACTTTAAAACATTCAGGATTTTCATCTACAGATAGTCTTAAAAGATTAGTAATAAATTTCAACTATATCAAGCTTTAAACATTTAAAAAAACTCTATATTTTTTGTTTTTTTATTATATAATATACCTATGCCATTAACTCAATTAAATTTTTTACCAGGAATTGATACAGAAAACACCGAAACAGGTGCAGAAGGAAGATGGGCTAATGGTGATAAAATAAGATTTAGAAAAGGTTTACCTCAAAAAATAGGTGGTTGGGAAAAATTTAGTCAAGATTATTATGTAGGAGTTGGAAGAGCTTTACATCAATGGTTTGATAATAGCGGTATTCGTTACGAGGGTTTAGGAACAGATAGAAAAGTTTATATTTATAGATCAGGAGATAATGCTGATGTAACTCCTATAAGACAATCTAATACGCTTACTAATGTATTTAACACTACTACTGGAAGTGCTAATTTAACTGTAAATCATTCAACTCATAGCGCAGCGGTAGGAGACTTCATAACTATATCAAACTGTGCGCCTACGTCCATCGGAGGGATCGCAAATAGTAGTATTGATGCCGAATATGAGATTATATCAATTACTAACGCAGATGCTTATGTAATTACAACTAATGCTAATGCTGTATCAAATGTTACTACTACTGGAAATTGTGATATCGAGTATCAATTATCTGTAGGTCCAGATAAACAAACTTTTGGTTTTGGTTGGAGCACTGGTACTTGGAATCTTTCAACATGGTCTACTCCTAGATCATCAAGTTCTGTTACTCTTGATATGAGACAATGGTCTATGAATAATTGGGGAGAAGATTTAATAGTCACACAAAGAGATGGAAAAACTTATCACTGGAATACATCTGATGGTATGACTGACAATAGATTATCAGTAATATCTAATGCTCCTACAGCAAGCACACTTTCTCTTGTCTCGACTGAAACACGACATTTAATTTGTATGGGTACAGAAACTCAAATAGGAGATACATCAACACAAGATAAAATGTTTATAAGATTTTCTGATCAAGAAAATTTTAATTCTTTTGCACCTACCTCTACAAACTCTGCTGGATCTCAAAGAATTGCAGGTGGTAGTGAAATAAGATGTGCAAGACCTGCAAAAGGAACTATTTTAATATGGACAGATACAGCTATGCATTCGATGTCTTTTATTGGTCCACCTTTTATTTTTGGTTTTAGACAGCTCGGTAATGATTGTGGAAGTGTTGGATTAAATAGTGCAATTGTAGTAGATGATGTTGCCTACTGGATGTCTGATGGACAATTCTTTAGATATGCTGGTGCTGTACAAGAAATTCCATGTAGTGTTTTAAATTATGTTTTTAATGATATAAATAAAACTCAATATCAACAAGTATATGCAGGACAAACTTCTAATTTTTCAGAAATTATTTGGTACTATTGTTCTAGCACCTCTGATCAAATAGATAGATATGTTATTTACAATTATTTAGAAAATAGTTGGTACTTTGGTAATTTAGCAAGAAGTACATATCAAGATAATGGTGTTGAATTAAATCCTTTAGCAACGGAGTATTTTGCTAATAACACATCTAATACTTATGTTCAAATAAATGGTCTTACAGCTGGTAGAAGTTTAATTTATAGACACGAAGAAGGTGTAGACGCTGATGGCTCTGCGTTACCATCTTTTATACAATCTGGCGATGGAGATATTGCTGATGGAGAAACTTTTAGTTTTATAAATAAAGTTATTCCAGATTTTCAAAATATGGAAGGTAACGCTATAATTACACTTAAAACCAGAGATTATCCAAATGATACAAGAACTTCAGGAGAAGCTATTACGGTCAATAATGCTACAAGATTTTACAATACGAGAACTAGAGGAAGACAATCTAGTTTAAGAATTGAAAATACTGATGTTGGAGACAATTGGAGATTTGGCACAATAAGAATAAATATTAGACCTGATGGAAAAAGATAAGTATAAAATAAGGCAAGCTCGTATTGATGACGCTGTTAGAATTCGAGAGCTTTTAAAAACCTGGCTGCCAGAATCACCATATAATTTTGGTAATGTAAATAATAAGAAATTACTGGATCATATTATATTTTACATTAAGAATAGTTTTGTTATAGTAGTAGAATATGAAAATGTTATTATAGGAACTATGGCTGCCGCTGTAGACGAAACTTGGTATAGCGACAAACGATTTTTAAGAAGTCTATGGCTTCATGTAAATCCTAAATATCGTAATTTTCATATCTTTAGAGCTATGATGATAGTTTTTAAAGAATACGCAGAAAGTAAAAGATTAACTGCTTTATGCGAAATAACACAAGGTAAAGACGTTGAAAGAAAACATAACGCCTTTATTAAATTAGGTTATAAAAATATTGGAGGAACATATATAATCAATGGGTAGTCTTTTTAAACCATCAACAACAGTAGTTCAAGCGCCAAGTCAACAAACAGTCACTTCGCAGATACCAGAATATTTTAAAGAAATACAAGAACGTACTTTAAGGAGAGCAGAAAATATTTTTGAACAACCTTACGCAGGCTATACTGGTCAGCGTGTTGCTCAAATAACTCCACAAGAACAAGCAGCTTCTGATGTATTTACTAATCAAATTTTACCACAAGCAGGTCAATTAGCTCAAATAGGTGCTCAAACTTTTGATACAGCAACAATGCAACAATATATGAATCCTTATCAAGAAGCAGTAATTAAATCTACTTTAGGAGATTTAGGAGAAACTTTTGAACAACAACAAAGAGCCTTAGCAACTAGGGCAGTTGGTGCAGGAGCTTTTGGAGGATCAAGAGAGGGAGTTGAAAGAGCTTTAGGTAGAGAAAGATATTTTGATCAAGTTGCTGATACATCAGCTAGATTAAGACAAGCTGGTTTTGAATCAGGAGCTCAAAGATTTGCTGCAGATAGAGCAGCACAATTACAAGCTGCGCAAGCACAATTATCAGGTCTTGCTGGTGCTGCAGCTGGATTAGGTCAAGCTGGAAGTTTAGCAAGAGGAATAGAACAAGCTGGTTTAACAGAAGCTTATAGAGATTTTATTGAAGAAAGAGA